CCTGATCCAACAAGAAGAGACCAAACACAAAATATTTCCCAACTTAACCCAGCAGGAATGCAAAATAAGACTTATGCTTTTGACCATCTTAACAGTATTCCAGATCCAACACGAAGAGACCAAATACAAAGTGTCTCCCAACTTAACCCAGCAGGGATGCAAAATAGAACCTATGCTTTTGATCATATGAATAGTATTCCTGATCCAACAAGAAGAGACCAAACACAAAGTGTCTCCCAACTTAATCCGGCAGGAATGCAAAATAGAACCTATGCTTTTGATCATATGAATAGTATTCCTGATCCAACAAGAAGAGACCAAACACAAAGTGTCTCCCAACTTAATCCGGCGGGAATGCAAAATAAGACTTATGCTTTTGACCATCTTAACAGTATTCCTGATCCAACAAGAAGAGACCAAACACAAAGTACCTCCCAGCTTAATCCAGCAGGGATGCAAAATAAAACATATGCTTTTGACCATCTTAATAGTATTCCAGATCCAACACGAAGAGACCAAACACAGAATACTTCACAACTTAACCCAGCAGGAATGCAAAATAAGACTTATGCTTTTGATCATCTAAATAGTATTCCTGATCCAACAAGAAGAGACCAAACACAAAATATTTCCCAACTTAACCCAGCAGGAATGCAAAATAAGACTTATGCTTTTGACCATCTTAACAGTATTCCTGATCCAACACGAAGAGACCAAACACAGAATACTTCACAACTTAACCCTGCAGGGATGCAAAATAGAACCTATGCTTTTGATCATATAAATAGTATTCCTGATCCAACAAGAAGAGACCAAACACAGAATACTTCGCAACTTAACCCTGCAGGGATGCAAAATAGAACATATGCTTTTGATCATATGAATAGTATTCCAGATCCAACAAGAAGAGACCAAACACAGAATACTTCACAACTTAACCCTGCAGGGATGCAAAATAGAACCTATGCTTTTGATCATATGAATAGTATTCCAGATCCAACAAGAAGAGACCAAACACAGAATACATCACAACTTAATCCAGCAGGCATGAAAGATAAAACCTATGCCTTCGATTATTATAATAGTATTCCTGATCCAACAAGAAGAGACCAAACACAAAATAAAACATACCAAGGCCCATTGCAAATTCAAGATGGTGGTCAAACCAGAAGAAGAGCTGATATTGAAAATGCATTAATAAATAGTGGAAAAGAACAAATTGAAAAAGTTCGCGATGGTGGTGCTCCAACAACGTCTAATTATTCAGTTGCACCAACTATGGATTTTACAATGGTTCAATTATGTGAACCAATTCAAATTAACAGAGAAGTATTCGGAACAGCATATGGACAAAATCCATTGAATTGTGTACCCACAATGTATACAAGTAAATCACATCAATTGCCTAATGATGAATTCAGATTTAATACTCATGCTGTATTAAATTTGGCAGGTAATCCTTTTTTGAACGATAGTCAATTTAAGTCAGTAGACTACTAATTTAATCATTTTAATAAAATAATTAAAGTTGTGCTAGAAGAATGGCAACCACTGCACCAAGTAATTGTGCAATAATATATCCTGCTAAATCTTGGCTTGTCATTTGATCTTTCATAAAAGTCATGAATGATACGGCTGGGTTAAAATGACCGCCAGAAACAGAACCCATTAAAAGTATTGCCGCTAATAATCCAAGTGCTACAACATATTTATCACCACCAGATTTAAGAATAATTGTTAAAAAGACTGCTGTTCCAATGAATTCAGCTGCATATTTTACAAGACTCATTTTATATATACTTAATCTATATAAAAAAATTTTTCAATGTGATTTTAATAATGTTGAATTTTGAATAATTTTCTGTATATCATCTCTTTCAAGAAAATCATTAACATCTGTTTTAACAATTTTATCATAGTTTTCATAGAGTTGTGTTGTTATATATTTATATGCTTCCACTAAATGCTCCCTTTTTTTTGCCCCAGTAATAATTATTGATCCGCTTTCAAAAACAAAAATTGAAATAATGTCTTTGTCATCATAATTATATTTAATTATAGTTCCCGCATGTATACTTGGTTCAAATGTATTTTTAACCCCTTTTGTAGTTAGGATTTCATGTAATTTTTTTCTATTCACCAAAAAACCAATATCAAAATCACTATTAATCATTCTAATTCTAACATTGTAAATGTTGTCTACATTAACTTTATCATAATTTGATATGAAGTTTTTTGGTATTATTTTCTTAGAAATTTTATCATAAACAGCCTTTTTCCTTTTCAATGCATCGCATAAAATTTTCATTGATGTTGTAAAATTTTCATAACTTTTACATCCAGTCATTTGAATTGCACCATTTTTGAAAACTTTAATATTTACTCTTCTATTTGAATCAACATCAATAATTACAGTGGCTTGATTGTAAAAATTTTTTCTATTTTTTTTAGTTGTTTTCTTTTTCTTTTTTAATTTAATTAATGATCTAACAATACTATTGTTTGGACCATATTTGACACACACAACTTGACCATAAGCCAAAGCCATGTATTTGCCAACATTCTGAATATCAATCAGAGTATCAAGATTACACGTAATTGTCATTGTTGAAATGTTTAAATCGTCTGGTAATTTTTCTAGATTAAAACCGTTTTTTGAATTGAATTTTGTTGTGATAACATGACTTTGATTTTTCTTCAAATCGACATACGTTCCCGATTGTATCATGAATAATACTAAAGAAGATATTTATTTAAGCTGTTTATATATATAAATCAATTTTTTATATAGTTTTTTATTTCTTTATGTATTATATATGAGTAAAACTGACAAAGATATTTTTTTGAAATCATCAACAAAAGATGATATTAATGTAAGTTCTTCACTTTTTACAACAACGACACCATCTAAATTCATGAATATAATTCCTGATACGAGTGATAGTGCATATATAACAAAAAATATGATTAAATTGCATAAAAAAATTCTTGATTCAGAATTAATTCCTGAAATAAGCCAACAAAGTACACAATATGGCGGAAGAAGCTCAACAATTGAAACTGCTGATCTTCCTATAAATTATTCCGAATCATCATTTACTGATTCATCAGCATTAAGATCAGCAATGAGATATGCATATCAAGATTTAATTCCAGATGCAAATTTTTCACAAACATCAGATTCAAATACATCATCTTCCCAAACACCATCATCTTCACAAACACCATCATCTTCGTCGTCATCTTCTTCACAATCAACAGAAACTCCGCCAAAAAGAACTCAAAGAAGAGTTTCAATAAAACAAACACCAAGAAAAAAAATATCTAAAAAACAAACTCCTAAAAAACCTACTAAAAAACCCATTCATAAAAAGAAAGCATCAAAAAAATGAGTTTAATTCAGTTATAATTATTTATATTTATTATTATATGAATATTTGTAGTGTAGACAATATAAATATTTTGGCATGGGATGTTGGTATTAAACATTTAGCATTATGTCATATAAAAAAACATATTAAAACTAACAAATTTACCATCGAACAATGGATAAATATTGATTTAACTGATAACCAAAATTTTAAATGTGGAGAACATAAAAAGAATAATGAAATATGTGGCGCATCTGCAAAATATTTAACAGAAAGAGATAAAATTACAAAATATTATTGTAAAACTCATATGGTTAATTCTGATTTTGATATTGAAGAATTTGAAAAAAAATGTGTAAATGATTGTCAGGATTCATCATCGAAATGTATGTTTATTAAAAATACAAAAAAAGAGTGTAGTACAAAAGCAAAATGTATGATAGATAATGTACCATATTGTACAATTCATAAAAAATCAATTTTAAACCAAAAAATAAAAAATATTTCAATCAAACCATTAAAAAAATCAAGTTGTATGAATACTGACCCCCAAATATTATGTAATGCACTTTATAAAAAATTGGATGAATTAACTTTTTTAAAAGACATTAATGAAGTATATATTGAGAACCAACCAGCTTTTAAAAATCCAACAATGAAGACAGTATCAACTATGCTATTCTCATATTTTGTATATTTATCTTTAAAAAATAAATTAGATATGAAAGTAAAATTTGTTTCACCAACTTATAAAATTGCATTAACAAAAGACCTTGAAACATTTGCCAATCAATATATCAGCGATCATGATAAAATAAAAAAAGAACAATGCAAATGTAGAATATGCAAATTAAATGACAATCTTAAAAATAATAAAGAAAAATTGTCATATGATGCAATAAAAGAATTAGGTATAGTTTATACCAAAAAAATATTACAAGATAATAATATGATAGATAAATTTAAATTACTAGAAAATTGTGATAAAAAAGATGATCTTTGTGATGCTTTTTTACATGGATATAGAAAACTTTAACTTTATTTAACTTTATTTAACTCCAAAAGTTTCAAATAAATTATTCTTTGTATTTGGTAAAGGTTTTGTTCTTTTAATACTTGTTCTTTTATTAATATCTGCTAAACTAAGACTAATTTTTGAAGTATCAATATATCCCTCTTCTATTAATGGTACAATTGAAGTCATTGGTGGCATAATAAATCTATAATCTTTAATATATTTATTGCAGTTTTTTCTAAAATCTTCATATTTCAAAACTCCACCAAATTTTTCAAAAACCTCTCTTGGTGGTGCCATTAAAATATTACATTCCTCCTTATAAATAATGCCATACAATTTTTTTAATAAACTATATCTGTTCCAAACAGACGAATCATTGATGTTTAAATTATAACTACATGCACAGTTAAAAGTACAAAAACATCCAAAGACATAAAAAGTATTATTGGTATAATTTTCCGGTAAGAAACATGGTGGATTATCAAAATTATATGAACACCACCAACAGGCTATATTTGTTTTTTCAACAATTATAGGTATTCCTGTTTTTGAATTAATTAAATTAATATCCATCTTTGTAACTTTTTTATTATTTGTTCCAGAAACTAAACTATCATTAATCATTGATTTATATTCATCTAATTCTTTTGATAATTGATTAATACATTTTTCTTGCTCTTTTATTTTCTCTTTCAAATCAAAAACATAGGCATCATTAACTTCATAACTGGAATTACTACTTGACTCACTTTGAATATCATTAATTGTAAATATATTCTGATTTTGTGTATTATCAGATATTGATTCTTTTTTCTCATTATTCGGAATATCTTTGATATCTTTCAATGATATTGGTAAATGCAAAATAATTTCATCATGTGTTTCTTCTTTTTTATTACTTGTCTCTTTTGATGTGGCTGATTTATTTTGTATGGTGATAATTTGATTTTTTCTAGGTCTTCCTCTTCCACGTTTTGATGACTTCATTATGTTATATTTAGTTTAAATAATAATTATTTCTTTATATAGAATTTTTTATCTATAATATTAAATATAATGAATTTTAGTAAAACTGAATTAGAAATTTTACTTGGTATCGTAGATTCACATCTCAACCAATATGGTGGTATGCGTCAAATTCAATATAATGATCTCAAAAATTTAAGTGATCAAGAATTACTTGTTGTTGGAAAAATGAAAATAAAGTACGGTAATGATTATTTAAATCAACTTAATATCATTCAAAATAAATATAATGCCCATATTGGTGGTGCATCCTGGTTAAAGAAAACAACTGGTGTTAGCGCAAAACCTTTAAAATCAGCACTAGGACAATTAGGTCAAGCTGCACTAGCCACCGGAGTTGCTATTGGTACAGCTAAATTAGCACAAGCAAGTGGGCAGCCTACCCAACCTATCCAACCTATCCAACCTATCCAACCTACTCAACCTACTCAACCTATCCAACCAATATCTCAAGATCTCCAAATTAAAATAAAATCTTTAGAAGAAGAAAATTCAAAATTAAAGGATGAAAATCAAAGATTAAAAGTTGAAAATGAAATTCTTAAAAATTTACATCAAAAACCAGTACAAAGTGGCGGTGGAACATCACATAAAGTAATTATTGAAAATACTTTATACACAATTGATAGTCTGACTGACTAAAATAAATTATTTTGTATTTATTTTAATAGATGGTTTTTTACGACTTTTTCCTGTTTTACTACTAGCTTTACTACTCGCTTTACTTAATTTGCTGCTTGAACTAGTTTTACTTGATTTTTCACTAACTCTACTTTGAGTATCAAAACCTTTATTTAATAAATTGTCAATTTCCGGATCAATGCTAACATTATCTTTGTTACTATTATTAGACGTCATAATTGTACCTGATCCCATTTTTGATGATAGATTGTATTCAAATTGTTTTGTTATGGGCTTTATAACTTGTGCTTGACCATATTTACTTCTTAAACTTGTTGGTATGGATGGCATTTCCATAGTTGGTTGAGAAGGCTGAGAAGGCTGAGAAGGTTGAGAAGGTTGAGAAGGTTGAGAAAGTTGAGAAGGTTGAGAAGGTTGAACATTTTGGTGTTTTGGTATTTCATTATCTTGATATGGTTTTGTTTTTTTAGTTGAATTATTACTGTACATTGATCTTGTATCCGATCGCTGATTCACAAGTTGTTTTTGTAATTCTTCTAATTGTTTCTGTTTACTTAATAGTTGCTGTTGCATAATTTGTTGTTGCATCATTTGTTGTTGTAAAAATTGTTGCTGTGCTAATTGTTGTTGCATTAGTTGTTGATTTTCATCAGTCTGCATTTTGGATTGTGCTTGTTTATATTCCATTTCTTTTTGTTTTAACATTTGAAGATCTTCTGCTCTTTTCATTGCATTTTGATGTTGTTCGACTGATTTTTTTTCGAATGCTTCTTTTTGTTTTTCAAATCTTTCTTTTACTTTTTCTGAAACTGATTGCTCATTTAATTTTTTAGCTAATGCTGGATTTTGTTTTAATGCTTCACTAAGGGTTGGAATTTTACCAAGAGCTGCATTAGCTATATGAAATTTAACTGCGCTACCGCCAACCATAAACATTAATTTCAATTCAGGTGGAATTGGTTTTCCAGATTTAAACCATTTTTCATATAATTCACCTAAAACATCATAATAATCATCAATATCGTCATTCATTTGTTCTGACCATCCTTTCAATTTAAATTCAAAAGGATTGAAATTTTCATTTGCTAATTCAAGACCCCAACATGCATTCAACATAAAATTACCTAACCATTTAGTACCATTGTGTTTATCTCTAATACTTCTATGTAAATCGTTTTCATATTTCATAGCCTTATATTCTGATTTCATGCTATAATTTTGAGACAATATAACACCATGTTGAGTTAATTCTCCAAGTTGACGTAGCATATTTAGTTTATTAATGTTCAATTCTTCCTCTGAACCAAAACCTTCATACATATCACCACTGTCTTGGTTCACTGCATATGATTCTCCATCACCATAAGATGGCCCGTATGCGCTTGGCTTTGGCGCTTGTTCATATGAATAACTATTATATGGTACTTCTTTAGTTGCATTGTTTTCTTTTGAAACATAATCATTGATTGTTTCTGTATTCTGTTTTGATTTGTCTGTTTCTGTTTTTGTATATTTTGAATAATTATTGTCCGGAACTGGTGTTGGTGGTTTCTCAAATAATTGAAGATTTTCTTTTCCAACTAATTTATCAGGATTAGCCATATATTGAAAAAGCATATCAGTTTCTGTTGTTTTATAGTTATCTAAATTCTTCATAATTTCATCCATAACATTTTTATCGGCATCTGTCATCTTAGATCCTGGATTCCCAATACCATCATAACCATTTTCTTTTGATTTTTCCCTTAACTGATCATAACTTACACTATTGTTAAAGAGGTTAACTTTTTGATTTCCTGATCCATTAGAAACATCATTTTTGACAACAGAATTATAATCTTTATTCATAATATTATTATGAACAAAGAAAGTTATTTTTAAATAATAACGCATGAATCTATATATTTTATTTTAATTTATTTTTAATTTTTCTTTTATTTTTATATCTGTCTTTATTTTTATTTTTTGCTATCTGCGTTTTAAGAGATTCGAGATATGCAAAATTTTTTTTTGTTTCATCAAATGTCAATGAATCTGTTATAATAACAAAAACTAATGCAACAATTAATGCAATATATGGTGATTTTTCAAATGTGTATATTAGCAGCAATGATAAAAATAAAATCTTAAACAATGTATTTTTAAATATTTTTTTAATGTATAATGGTATTTCTATTTTTACAAAAAGGAGAACAATGAATACAATAATAATAAGTACAGTCAAATTATTATTCTGCATGTATATTACTACATATAACATATTTTATGCAAAATTAAACCCAAATAATTTTTATCGAACAATATTATAATGATATATTGCGGTATAAATGAAGCATTTAATTGTTCACAAATACCAAAATCAGAACCAAATAATAATTCAGAAACCTTTGACAACTATAGTAATGTTAGTATAAATAATAATAATAAATGTGATATCACAGATGATAATATTTTTCCTGCCTTTTTTACGGCCCAAGGTGATTATAGTTTACAAGGTCCATATAAAAATAAAAATAATGGTACAACAGTTGGCCAATTAAGAGACGAAAATAAAATAACTGACAGCGACAGTTTTTCATTACTTGATAGTGAGTTTTCTAATGACTCATTATTTGATCCAAGTATATTAAAAATGAAAAATCAGAAAAAAAAGAAAATATCGCATGAATATTATATTGATAAAATGGTTAAAAGTCTATTAGAAGACAATGATTCAAATCCATCAATTGTAAGTTCTCAAAATAATCGTGTTTATAATCATGTTAAATCATGTAAATTTTGCAAAGCAAAAATAAATGAAAAAATGAAAAAACATTTTAAGAATGAACAGCCAAAAGAATTAATAATCCCTAGTAAAAAAGAAACTTTTGATGTAATAAATTTAGATCTTGGATATGATCTAAAAGAAATAATAATAATTATATTAGCAGGGATAATTTTAGTTTTTATTTTAGATTTACTAGTTAAAATTGGAAAAAGAATGAAGTAATTTATGTATACTTTATCATTTATCAACAAAATAATCTATTTGAAGATTATTATTTTTTAATATTAGATCATCACATTCTTTACCTAAACAAAAATAAGGTGTGATGTATTTTAATATATCGTCAATAAGTATACCACTGTCTATCAATAATGATATTTCCATAATTTTATTATTATAAATAGTTATTTTTTCAATTTCATCTAAACTTAATTTTTTCATTTTCTTAATATCAATTTTACTACAATAACCATCAATATATTCTCTAATATAGTTTAGTAAGGGAATCAAAATATATTCTTTTATTTTGATACCTTTATAATCGTGTCTCCAAATTGATTTTTTACTGGCCAGTAATTCTGAAATAATATATGTTAGTCTTGAAGTATCTGATGACCACATAGATTGTTCGGCTGGATTATCTTTCTTATAACTCTTAATAATGAAATCACCAAGATATTTATGAAGACTATTTTTATCATAATTTTCAATAAGTATATCCATTAAATTTTTATTATCATATTGTAATTTTGAATAATCATTAAGATATTGTAATCCTGGTGCATTCGGATATTTTTTTTGTACATATGTTTTCACAGATAAATTATATGTTGTGTTATTATTGACTGTATTATTTGTTGTATTACTGACTGTATTATTTGGAATTTTTTGTTGAACATTTATTTGCATCATTTGTGCAAGTATATTGATCTGTTCACTCAAAAAATTAAATTGAGTTTGTAAATAACTGTTGTCTATTTTATTATCACATTGTTCTATCAATGATTTAAGATTATGATCATCATCATTTAAAGTGATTTTATCTTGGTCAGTAATGATGACATTATTTTGTAATAAGGTACACACATTTTGGCGATGTCGATGTAAACTTTGTCGACTTGAATATGACTTATTGCACGACATACATACATATTTTGATTTATTATGTTTGTCATCCTTAATGATGACGTTTGACGAGTTAGGATGACGCTTCGACTTCAAATGTCTGTTATAATTACTTTTATCGTTGGTTTCATATTGACACCCAGAACATTTAAATTTCATTAAATCTATATATAATTATTCAGATATTTTATTTTTTATATAAAATCCATATTTCTCTGACTCCAATTAATGACTGACTAGAAAGATGACGCTATAATGACTGTTATACTTTTTTCATATATCGATATCTGATATACTTTTTAAAAACATGATTTTTTTGGAAATTTTTCCAATGTTCAATTCATAAAAAAATATTTCTACACCATATACACTTTTCACGCATATGATGGTCTCAAAATTAATGAATTTTTTAAAGTTTCTGTAGTTTTAAAATTTTCAACACAAACTTTGTGTTGAAAAATGAAAAAAAAATTTTCAAACAAAAATTTTAGAAATTTTGAATAGAAATATTTAAAATTCGTAGAAGAATTATTCATTTATACTTTTTCCATATATTACATCCGTTTCAGGATTTATTTGGAATCCTTCGACATTTGAGATTGCTCAAGTTCATGACTTGACGTCTAGTTTTTCGAATAAGTGATTCTTTTTGATTATTTAGTGAGCTTTTTGTTGATAATATTTTGACTTTGATTTTCGGTTGATGTTTAAGTTTATTTTTACCTGAAATAATTTCTAGTACTGTATCTGATATTGTTTTTGTGTTTTTGATTTGAGATTTTTCTTTGATTTATCGGACTCGGTTAATTGTTTTGAATTTAATTTTCCTGGTTTTTCTGCTGTGTTATTTGCTGTGAATGTCGTTGAAAAATGTATAATTGTGCACTCTGGCATGTTAACAGTCGGCTCTAGAGATGATACTTTCCTAGAGTTACTAACATTAGTTTATAATAATACAATTTGTATTATTCCAAATGAATCCAGGAATGGGTGTAATTTTGAAAGCATATACCTCACGCGACTTTATAACAACATATTTCATCTTTGTTGAATTTTATTGTATAACAAAGCGAGATATTGTTGGTATATTTCCGCGTAAATCATCTATATTATTTGTTTTAGATGAATTTGCGCAGATATCTAACAACATGGATGTATTATATTAAATAAACATTAAATACAGTATCGTATAATAAATCCGTGTTGTTATGCAGCTGCGAACAGTAGTAAAATGAATAATTTTTATTTATTATGTATATTGCAAAATTATTTTAATGATTTGATTATTGTGTCATGCATGAGTATGCAAAACAAAATAATAATAAAAAAATGCCAAACTAAATATCAATATTAAGAATCAATTTTGATGATCGATGCAAGGGATTATGTATTATTACTTTCACATAGATTAATCCATGTAATATAAATGGAACATTCATTTAATATCATTGTTTCTATATTCATTTTTTTTAATTTTTCTGAAATATAAAATAAACAGTCAATCGGTTTATATTCAAATGAGCCATAAACAGCTTCTGGAACTTCATAAACTAATTCAACTTTATTAAGATTATTAGCTAAATTAATTTTATTAAGACATAAATTAAATACTTTTTCATATTGCTCAATTACCTTCATTTTTCTTTCTTCTCTTAATTTTGTTAGTCTTTCCAAATTAAAATTTATTTTCTTTTGTTTTTTTTCTGTTATACTATACAAACTATGGACATCAAGTGGTCGATAATTATTTTGGTTTACTTTTCCTGGAAATAAATTACTTATATTAATCTTATCCATAATTCAACTAAGTTTATATTATAGAAAAAGAATATAAATTTAGATTATAACTGAACTTATGACTGATAATGTTAAATATAAGAAAAATCTTGTTTTAAGTGGAGGTGGTGTTAAAGGAATTGCCCATGTTGGTGCGTTATTTGGTTTGCAAACATTAAATCTATTGGATAAAATAACTACTTTTTCTGTTGCATCTGTTGGAGCCATTGTTGCATCATTGTATATCATTGGTTACACGCCAGCTGAATTATATGATTTTGTTAAGCTTTTTGATTTTCAAAAGCTCAAGAATATTGATATTAATAATATTTCAAATTATGGGTTGGATAATGGTGAGAAATTAAACTATGTAATAAAAAGGTTAATTAAAAATAAGTGTCAAAATGAAAATATAACATTAAAAGAAATATATGAAACATATAATAAAAAGATAATTTATTCAGTTGTATGTATCAATGATATGAATGTATATTATCTATCTTACGAAACTGATCCAGAAATTGAATTATATAAAGTCATAAGGATGTCATCATCAATACCACTTTATTTTTGTCCCGTTCTTTATAATGGAAAATATTATATTGATGGGGGTGCTTGGGATAATTATCCAATGTGTTGTTTTGAAAATCAGTTAGATGAAACTATTGGATTATTCTTATATGGAGGAAAAGTAACTGTCAAAGATATAGAAGACACTGAGACTTATTTATTACAAATTATGAGATGTCTTTATTATAGTTTTACAATGCAAGCTAGAAAAGGATATGAAAAGAATACTATTAATATCCATTTAGAACATGTAAGTGTGCTTGAGTTTGAAATTACTCAAGAAATGAAGGATATATTATTCATTATTGGTTTTCAATCAGTTTTAGAACAAAAAGATAAATTATTTTAAGGTTTATCATTCTTTCTCATTTCAAGAAGTCGATTATATCTAGTTTTAATATCTTCATCATCATCCCATTGAATAGTATTAGCATTATTAATACCCAATCCACTAAATATACCATAACCACCACATGTTGGATCATTATCATAATCTTTCATATCTCGGTCATCAAGACGTTTTGTTTCAATATCTCTTTCTCTAATTTTTTCATCTAATGATTTTAAATATTCTTTGTCTTTATAATTATGTTTTTTAGTGTAATCAGCAGAAGATAATTTATTAAATTCATCTTTTGTTAATTTTTTCTTTTTGGTTGGATCTAATTTAACAGAACTATATTGACCAGATCCATATTCTTCTTCATCACGATAAAGGGATTCGTAATTGTCAATGCTCCCAAAATTTCCACCAAAGCCATCAACAACATTCCATGCTGATGGATTCCCAGAATGTTGAATTAATTCGTCATGACCCTTATGAAGAGCATCAAAAGCTGCATTAAATTTAGCTAAATCAAACATACCACCTTCAAAAAGATCATCTTTTATATTTTCAATATCATCTTGTTCCCTTGTTAATTCTAAATCACGTAATTTTCTTGTTGTGTCTTTCTGAGATATTTTATCTTCGGCAGATGAATCTCGGGTGTAACCATGTTTCCTATCCATTTCTTCAAAAGCCTTTTTGAAATTAATTTTACTTTCATCTTGCGTTTTTTTATTTGATTCCTTTTTAAACTCATTTTCCATTGCTTTATAATATGTACTTGCTTTGTTCTTCAAATCAAAATGGGAGTTATCAACTTGTTTTGATAAAGCATAAATTTCATCATATTCTTTTCTTGTTTTAGGATTAACTAAAATATTATAAGCATGTGTGACTAATTCAAACATTTCAGCATCGCCATCAGGCTTATCTGGATGAAATTTTTTAACTAAATTTCTATATGCATTTTTAATTTCTTTAGTGTCACAATCTTGTTGAACATCAAGAACATCATATAAGTTTACAGTTGACATAATATATATAATATTTCTATCTATTTTTTTAAGTATTATTCAAACGAAATAAATTTATCTATATTATGTATAATGGAGAGTAGGTATATTGCATGTATGATATTGCATGCCGTTGGTGATACTGTTGGATATAAGAATTCCGAATGGGAATTTAAGGGTGGAAGCTATGAAAATCTAGAAAAATTGTATGAATTTATTTATTTAGGAGGTATTAATCATATTTCATTAAAGGGATGGCGTGTATCAGATGATACTTTAATGCATTTACAAACAGCTGATGCAATTTTAAAAGAATTTTCAAGCTTAAATACATTTGGAAATAATTTAAAAGAAAATTTTCTTGAAGCTAATGATCAGTTTTATAAAGAAGGTCTTACACATAGACATCCAGGTATCTCAACATTAAATTCATTGAAACAACTTAAAGATGGCGCAAGCTGGTCTGATATTCCATATGACATAGAATCTGGTGGTTCTGGAGCTTCAATGAGATCTTTATGTTTTGGATTAGCTTTTTATGGCCCTGAAAATAGAGATAAATTGATACAATTTTCTATAGAGTCTGGAAGAATAACAAATAATTCAGCGGTTGGCTATCTTGGTGGATTAGCATCTGCTTTATTCACCGCATTAGCGATTGAAGGAATATCAATCAATGAATGGCCATTTATATTAATGGATTTATTTAAATCTGGAAAAATAAGCAAATATATCAAAACTGCCGGAAGGGATATTCATGAATTTGAAAAAGATCATCATGTTTTTGTTGATAAATGGCATAGATATATTGAAGATAAATTTGATGATGATCATAATCCAATTAAAAGAAAATCTACAAGACATTTAATGAATAGAAACAAATATTATATGGATACATTTGCATATCGATGGTTAGTGAAAGAAGCTGCATTTAGTCAACCAATTGAAGAAAAATCAGGTCATATTGGATCTGGGGGTGATGATTCAGTTATTATTGCTTATGATTGTTTGATTGATGCGGGAGAGAATTGGGAGAAATTAGTTATTTATTCTATGTTACATAATGGTGATACAGATACTACAGGATCAATTGCTGCTGGTTTATATGGAGTATTACATGGATTCAAAGATGTTCCAAAGAACTTCTTGGAAAATTTAGAATATAAAGAAATTATAACAGGGGTAGCGAAAAAATTATTTAAAAAATTTGCTTAATTTTCATTCACAAACTCTACTAGTTTTTGCATGGTTCTCTCTTTATCAAAAGCAACCTCTGGTTTTCCATCCCTATATAGGACAACGCTTGGGAATCCACGAATACCTTTTTGTGAACATGTATTCTCATTACCATCTTCACATTTCATTCTAGTAACTTTGATATTTGGTAAATTATCTTTGGCATACAATTCAAATTTTTCCCATTCAGGAAGAAATGACCTTGAAAATCCACACCACATTGCATAATAAAGTACTATTTCGCCTTTTCCATTTTGGGAATCTTTATCGGATGTGAAGGGTTCCTTTTTTTTCTCACCAACAACTGGTGCGTTTATTTGGGTAACTAAACTTGATGAATTTTTTGACCAAAAATAATAAAGTAATAAACCAATTAAAATAATAATTATTGAAACGGCCAAGTATGTATAGTTAATTCTTTTGAGTAGTTCACTCCAGGCTTGCATAATATATAATTATTCTTTAGAAAAATAATTTTATTATAAGAAATAATTAAATTAAATTTTTTTCTATAAATAATAATATATACTTTACACAATGAGTTTACTTGATGAATTTAAGTGGTTATTTACTGACAGTGATACTGACATTCGCGGAAATCTAGCTGCCAAAGTACTGATTGACAAGTCAGAATCCAAAAATTGGTTAAATGCCGTTAATTATGAAGATTCCAGCAAACAAGGAGAACGTGATGACGATGTTCATCATGAAATTACTCAATTCGTTGTTGACACAGCTTTATTTCATAAATTATTGGATGATAGCCAGTCTCTTGACGTAAATAAGAAACAACAAAAAGTGTATGAAAAAGTTTATGCTCGATGGAATAGTTTATCTGATAATGCTAAAGCATTTTATACCAAATATATGGATCTGCTGAAAAAAGATCAAACTGGAACTTGGGTAAAGGCCGATGAGAGTGATTATTCTCGAGCCGGATCTGATAAAACAAATTTTCGTCTTAATCTTAAAAAAGATACTAAAAATGGTAAAGTATTGCTTGGATTAAATTTACCTCTAATCTTGCTTAATCAATCCCGAAATATTTGGTATGAAGATAATACCAATGTTTTACGATCAGCTCCAGCAGCCGGAAATCAAAATTTCCTGAGAGATACTTACAATAATATTCTAACTAGACCAATTAATGCGTTAAATGTTAATACAACACGCAGTACACAAACCCATTTCAGCATCAATACTGATAAACTTGTTACACGTCGCCTATTTGGCATTTCTGAAGCTGACGTCGTTGAAGGAGAACTTGAACTAACAGATGATGATGCTCTTGTAAATCTTGTTGGTCGTGATGTCGTCAAACGTGATACAAATGGACTTTATGTTGATATGAATGGAACCAAAGCCTATCTTAATGCTACTGATGCTGAAACTCGAAATCGTTTACAGTCCGCACATAACTGTTATGGTACCGGGGTTAATAAAGGGAATAACACTAACGGGAATGTTGAATGTAAGAGATTTATTTTTGAATGCTTACTTTCCCAAGATGCATCATCTCTTGACACATGTCTTCGTGATCTTATGACGCAAAAAGATTTCTTTAAGGTTGCTGTTGAAGATATCAAAAACATCCATCCAGTGCTTGCTCTTCGTATTCTCCAACAATTCGGATTTCGCAAATACCAAGTTCATGACAGCACAGCAGGAATGCAACTATGGAAAGTTGAAAGTGTTAACCATTGGCTTGAAAATTACATGACCAAAAAATTTACTTCACAAGATGTCAGTGATATGATCAAACAAAATGATCAATATCATTTACTTTCATATCTCAAACTTGTTTCTCAATATGTCAATGCCAATCCCGCCATTCTTAATAAACACTATTCTGGTACAAGTGATGAAGCCGTCGGCAGACTTGAAATTTCTGCCCTTGGAAAGGCTCTTGGTCTTTCATTTGAAGTTCCTCGCGACCCTGCTAACCGCACTCGTGCAGACTATGCAAGACTATCATCCAACCTTAGACTTATGCGCACATCCCGCATGCCAGTTTTTGTTGCTGGTACTGGCCGCCGATTCCTCACAACACCCTGGGGATCAAGTATGACACCCGGTGTCAGTATGCTTGTTCAACGTGGTGGTGGAAATTGCAACCAAAAAGATATCCATATTCAAGGCCAACTTGGAGCTACACAACTTGAAGGTTTTGTAAATTTAGCACTCAAGAATCTCGAACGTCATGGTAAGAAACTTAACCAAAAAGATGAAGAACGAATTCGTATGTGGGTTCAAAAGAGTAGAGAAATTGAAAAAGAACTCATTCGAACTCTATGCTATCTTGATGAATACAATAGTCTTCTAGATGTTCTTGGTGACTACAGCAGTGCACGCCTCAGCCAAGCCAATCTTCAACGTATTGTTGATCGTCAAAATGTCCTTCTTGGTAAACAAGGAAGCACTGATGAGCAAGTTATGAATATGCTATCTAAACTTGTTGATCTAGTTGATGATGAGGCAGTAGCCCCCATGGCTCAAGTCAAAGCATCTGATGCTCTTGCCAACTAAATTATATATTTCTAATTATTTTAATAAAATAATTAGTTATTTTGATAATCCAGTGCAAACATAATTCCAGAAACACCATTGGCAATTCTAAATATATTATACACAATACCATAAATTCTTATAAATGATGAATTAAAATTAATTTTAGGATTAATACTTACTCTTAAATTAACATTTTCAATTTCACTTAAATTTGCTGTCCCAGATGGCTGATGATTTTCAGGATGTAATGCAAAAGAATAAACATTGATTCCTTCAGATGGCGCATGACTGTGATTTTGATAAACTTGAATATCAGTGAAATATTTACTGTTTCTCATTGATAATCTTTCATGGCCATTATATAAAATTGTTTCTTTTTTTATCATATTCTTCCCTAAATAATTACCATCTTTATTTGTTATAATACTATCCGTATAATTAAATGTTTGATTTAATTGTTGTGCTCTTCTTAATTGTGTTACCCATAGTAATTCTTTACATGGATTAGTAAATCCAACCATAAAGGATTGATGTAAGCCACTAACAGATGTTTCACCATTATAAATTAATTGTTCAATTAAGTACTCATGTCTGGCTTTTAAGAATCTCAATCTCTCATCATCATCTAGAAATGCATATTCAACTAACAAAAAACTCTTTTTAATTGAAACAGAATTACAATCAAAATTCCTATTTTTATAAATCTTTTCAATTGCATCATGTGTCGGCGTTGCTGTAAATTTTGATTTTACTCCTATAATATCATATTTAGATGTAAATGCATTTTCTGATATTTTATTATAATATAATTTTCTTTCTAAAATATCAAAGTGAACAAACTGTCCAACTATTTCATGATTATGTTGCGATTGTTTAATATATTCGTAAGGTTTAAAATTTACAAATGCATTTTCAACTTCAATATAGTTTGTTGGTGATAAAAGATAACATTTATCAAATTCATTTAATTCAACAGTTATTTTAACATTATTATATTGTAGACTCACAATTGGCAAAGCTAATCCGGCAATCCTATTAAACCAAAATCTTAATGGAATCATTAATCTATATGATTTCTTACCACTGGTATAATCTGTCAGCTCTTTTATATTTCCAAGAATTTTATCTAAATTAACTTTATCAGATATTGTTAATTCATGCCAAATATTTAACCAATCACCATATTGTCTATCTATCAATTCCCCACCTATTTCTACTTCGACTGTTTTAATTATTGCATATCCAATTCTCCTAACCCAAGCAAATTTAGTTAAAATATCATTATTATTCCCATTTCTAAAGATTGGGATTGATGGCAAATCAATAACTAATTGGATATTCCTTATTAAATCTCCATTTCTTGATATGACACTAGATACTCTTTTTCCAAAATCTAGATGATGTAAAAAATTCTGTGGTATGACTTCTAATGTAAAATTAGTGTGTCTTCTATATACAATCTTAAAGAATGTTATTTGTGGATCATTTGTTAAAAATATATCTTGTTTTGAATATGCCACTAACTGTATTAATCCACCAGCCATTATTATTATTACTTCATAAAATTAATTTGCCCAAACAAGCCCAGACAATCCACTAAAAATTCTTAATAAATTATTTGTTAAAGCATATATTGGCCATCTAAATGTCACTCGATTATCAATATTATTGTTTAATTTAATATGAATTCCAACTTCCTCAATTTGAGATAAATTTGCAGTACCTGTTGGTTGTACTGTTTCTGGATCCAAACAAAAATTATAAACATTTATACCTTTAGATGGGCTACTATAATGTCTTTCGTATGGTTGAACTTGATTATAAAAAATTCCATCTTTATAATGTTCTCTGTCTCGTATATTAAAAGTGATTTTTGCAGCTCCAACAGGATTTTCATTTTTGTAATCATATTTATGCCATTTCTTTTTTTTAATATAATTTAGATCTTGCAACATCCAAAAAAATTCTTTACATGGGTTTTTAAATCTTGTTATTGTATGGATATCATTATTATCTCCATTAATTTGTAATTCTCCATTAAATTGTATTACATCAATTAAATATTCTAATTTTGATTTTGAAATCTTATTTCTTTCCTCATTTTCAACATATATATATTCAGCCATCACACTACAATTTAGTTTAGGTTTTTTTCTAAATATAACATGATCTTCATGATAGCATAATTCCTCAAATGATTTTAAATTAACATACATTCTTATGTCTGAGTTATGTAAAGCAACTAATGGTAATGATAATCCAACGTTTCTACAAAACCAAAAATTTAATGGAATTATTAATTCATATTCTTCTTTTGGTCTATTATTATATCTTGTTAATTCCGGAATATTTCCAATTAATCTATTATAACCTTTTTCTTTTTTAACTCTTTTAGTCAACTCATGCCATATTTCCATCCATTCACCATATTGTTTATCAATTATTTGATCATCTATTTTAAACCAAATATTGTTAATTATGTAATGGCCAATTTTCTTGATCCATGCAAATTTTGCGTGTCCATGGATATTTAAACTTCTATTAATAATAGTTTTCAATCCCACAATTTCACTATTTCCAATTAAATTATTTAATAATATTTCATCAGATTCTAATTTACTTTTATATGATTCAATAATTTTATTAGGAAAATTTAAATATGCTGGCAAATTTACTAAATATTTTGAAGATTGAACAATATAATTTTTCATAAAATTATAAACATCAATTTCAGATGAAAAGTTATTAAATAAAGTTTCAATTTGTAATTGATATTCTAAAATATTTTTTGAATTCAACATCCATGAAAATAATTCATTAAATTTATTTATTTCAGTTTTACAATATATTTTATTATGATATTTTTTCCATAAGTTATGTTTATTTATTTCTTTTTCATCGAAAGGGTTATCTTTTGATTTTATAAATTTAATAATTATATTTTTGATAATTTCAATAATATCAGCAACATTATTCTTTGGATATAAATATTGATTTTTTCCATTAAAATATTTGTTAACTTCATCTGGAAGATCAAATGAATTAATAATATTTTCAAAATTATCATACATTCTAGAATATTCTTTTTTCAAATCAATATCATTTAATAAATATTTCTTGTTTTTTTCATATTGTTGTATATGTCTTTTTAATTCTGATTTTTTTTCATCAAAATATTTTTCTAAATCATTAACTTTTCCCATTTCCATAAAATAACAAGCGGTTGTAATTCCAATTTGATCTCTAATATCTGATATATTCATTAGTTCATTATTATTAATATATTTATTTAAGGGAATCATTTGAATATCTTTATCAATTTCTTTTTTAAGACATTGAATATTTTTAAATAATCCATTCTCTAATTTATTTTGATCATAGCCAACATATTCAAAAATTTTATAGGCATCACAGTTATTATTTTTAATATTTGGATTATGTAATACTTCTATATTTGGATTATTACTAAACACATATTTTTTTATTTCATGTGACACCAAATTATATATTTGTAATGCATTAGCTAATGGTTTAATTTTATTATTATTAATAGTGTCTTTAATATGTGCATCAATGATTTTATATTCTAAATCATAATCTTCATATTTAATTAAATTATAAATAATGTCGTTATTTCCTTCTTTTTGATATTCCATTTCATATATTATATTTGTATATGTTTCTATATTTTCCTCTAATACTTTTACTTTTTCATCAATCAATTTAAATATTTCATCAGCATCTTTTTCAGTAAATTTTTCATTTGATGGTTTATTTGATTTCCATTTGATATTATAAATACCATTGAGAAGATCAGAAATCTCCTTAATTGTAAATGATTTATAATGGATATCTATTTTTGGTAATTTTATTCTTAAAAATAATCTATGTAAAAGGTCACCATAATGTTCTATTTTACAATATCCTTCTTTATCAAAATCTAATTTATTTGTAAATGTTAGCACTGATTCATCTTTGGAAAAATTAGTATGCCTTCTATATACCGTTTTAAAAAAAGTTATTGTGGGATTAGTAGTTAAATATGTATCCTCAACACCTTTTGCTACTAATTGTAAGATACCTCCCGTCATCTACTATTATAATTACAAAATATAATAATTATAATAACCTTATTCGAATTTTTTATTTATGATTTGTAGAAAAATTATAATTTTAGAAACCTATAGTAAAAAATAACAATATTACCAAACATCATATTTTAAAGACTCTATCATAATGGCTTTTTGATCTGTCGAATGTCTAAATGAATTCCATAATGATTGTATACAGATTAAAATTATTATTAATGATTATTGTTTTCAAAAATAAAATATTGGTATATAAATATATAATAAATGGATTCGTCAACTGTAAAAAAAACAGTTTCAGATCTTGTAAACCAACATTTACCAGCAGTACAGGCAAAAGTAAATGAAACAGTAACTAATTTATTCAACCAACATGTGACGACACATCCTGTATATCAAACTCTAACGGGATCACAAACACGTAAACGCGGTGGCGGCGGTGGTGGTCATGGCGGTGGCGGTGGCGGTGGTGGTCATGGCGGTGGCGGTGGCGGTGGTGG